ACGCCAACCTCATGAACCACCTCAAGCAGAGTACGAAACCGAAGAACCTGAGGAATGAACCAATGAGACTCATAGCTGAAGAAATTACAAATATCGATTTTCTCTGTGAAGAGAAAGACGGTAAAAAAAATTACTTCATTGAAGGTATTTTTCTGCAGGCGGAATTAAAAAACCGCAATGGCAGAATGTACCCGATGAAAACTTTGGCACGCGAAGTTGCTAAATACGATGAGAACTACATTCAAAAAGGGCGTGCCCTTGGTGAATTAGGTCATCCCGATGGTCCCTCCATTAATCTTGATAGAGTATCTCATAAGATTACATCTCTGTCAGAAGAAGGCACTAACTTCGTCGGTCGTGCAAAACTCCTAGATACACCTATGGGGAAAATTGCAAAAAACCTCCTCGATGAAGGTGTAAAACTGGGTGTTTCATCCAGAGGCATGGGTTCCATTATTAAAAGGGAAAACTGCAACATGGTTGCAGACGATTTTATGCTTGCTACTGCAGCTGATATCGTTGCCGATCCTTCTGCTCCTGATGCATTTGTTGACGGTATTATGGAAGGAAAAGAATGGGTTTGGGATAATGGCATCCTCAAAGAGGCAGCTGTTTCTCAAATCAAAACTGAAATTGATGAAGCAACTCTTATTAATCTTCAAGAACGCAAAGTTTCCGCGTTTGCGAAATTTTTAAAGAGTTTGTGATTTATAAATAAATAAAGACAAAGCTAATGCATAACGGAGAATATCAAATGTCCGAATCCCTCGATAGAGACTTTGAGGAACAGTTGGAAGAAGGTTCCAATGCTGTTACCAAAGACGCAAAACCCGGTGAAAAGATCGATACCTCTAAAGGTGGTGCCGCCAAGGTGATCGATGTAACAACTGATTCCTTGGAAGGAGCAAAGGGTACTAAGAATGCTGGTGCATCTGCCGCTAAATCGGTAGGTCACGAGGGTTCTAAGTCTCTCTCCACAAAACCATCTGATGCATCTGCAAAACAGGAGGGATACGAAGATGGCGAGGAAACAATCACCGAGACCGAGTACGACTTTACTGAAGATGTTGACGCTCTTGTCGCTGGTGAAGACCTCTCAGAAGAATTCCGAGAGCGAGCAGTAACAATTTTTGAAGCTGCTGTTACCTCAAAAGTTAATGCAGAAGTCGCTGCATTACAAGAAGCATTTGAATCTACTCTGACTGAAGAAGTCGAAAAGATTCAAACAGAATTGGCCGAGAAGGTCGATGACTACCTGACTTACGCCGCCCAATCTTGGATGGAGGAGAACGCTCTCCAGATTGAACATGGCATCAAGTCTGATATTGCGGAGTCATTCTTCTCTGGCCTCAAAGATCTTTTCATCGAACACAATGTTGGTGTTCCTGAAGAGAAATTCAACTTGCTGGATGGTCTGGCAGTTGAGCTTGATGAGATGGAAGGAAAACTCAACGAGCAAATCGACACCAATATTGCTTTGAATAAGCAACTTGGTGAATTTGTAAAAATGGAAATTGTGAACGAATGCGCTACGGGACTCGCTGAGACCCAAAAGGAGAAGCTTGCTTCTCTTGCTGAGGGTGTTGAGTTTGAAACTGAAGAAGACTTTAGAAATAAGGTCGAAACGATCAAGGAATCATACTTCATTAGAAAGGCCGATGCAGAGTATTCTGCTGACCCCACTGAAGAAGTCGCTGAACCCCTTATCGAAAGCACAGCAAGCGGCACGATGTCGCAGTATGTCGATGCTATTGCTCGCTGGTCCAAATAATTAAATAAACTACTTAAACTCGGAGATTAAAATGTCTATCCATAATCTTCAGGAGAAGTGGGCACCCGTTCTGGAACACGATGCTCTTCCCGAGATCAGTGATTCCTATAAGAAAGGCGTAGTCGCACAACTTCTGGAAAACCAAGAAAAAGCACAAGTCGAAGAAGCTTCCGTTCTTAACGAGACTCTTCAGACTACTGGTTTCACTGGTAGCAGCACCGCTACTGGTCCTGTTGCTGGTTTCGACCCCGTTCTGATTTCACTGATCAGACGCTCCATGCCTCAACTGATCGCCTATGATATTGCTGGCGTTCAACCGATGACCGGTCCTACTGGACTGATCTTCGCAATGCGTACTAACTATGGTAGCGAGCGCAATCCCGCTGCTGCTGGTTATGACGAAGCATTCTTTAACGAGCCCAACGCTGGTTTCTCTGGTGGTGCTGGCACCTCTTATGATCCTGGTGCTTCTAGCTCTGCTAACAACGATGCTGAAGGCAACAACCCTGGTCTCCTTAACGATTCCCCCGCTGGAACTTACGAGAAGACTGGTGATGCTGAAGGTATGACCACTGCGACCGTTGAAGGTCTGGACGATGCTACTTCCGGTAGCGAGTTCCGTGAGATGGGTTTCTCGATCGAGAAGGTAACTGTTACCGCTCGCGCCCGTGCTCTGAAAGCTGAGTACAGCATCGAACTGGCTCAAGACCTCAAGGCGATCCACGGTCTGGACGCTGAGCAGGAACTGAGCAACATCCTCAGCACTGAAATCCTTGCTGAGATCAACCGCGAAGTTGTTCGTACCATCTACACCAACGCTGTTGCTGGTGCTCAAAACAATACCGCTAACGCTGGTATCTTTGACCTGGATGTTGACTCCAATGGTCGCTGGTCTGTTGAGAAGTTCAAAGGACTTCTGTTCCAGATCGAAAGAGATGCTAACGCTATCGGTCAGCAAACTCGTCGCGGGAAGGGTAACATCCTGATCTGTTCTGCTGATGTTGCTTCTGCTCTGGGTATGGCTGGTGTACTCGATTATGCCCCTGCTCTTGCCGGTAACAACGGTCTTGTTCCTGATGATACCTCCAGCACTCTGGTTGGTACTCTCAACGGCAGAATCAAGGTCTATGTCGATCCTTACTCTGCTAATGTCGCTGACAAGCACTTCTATGTTGCTGGTTATAAGGGTACTTCTCCTTATGACGCTGGTCTGTTCTATTGCCCTTATGTACCTCTCCAGCAGGTTCGTGCAATCAACCCGAACACCTTCCAGCCCAAGATCGGTTTCAAGACTCGCTACGGCATGGTCTCGAACCCCTTCTCTCAAGGTCTGACTCAGGGTTCCGGTGCTCTGACTGCCAACAGCAACCGCTACTATCGTCGCGTTCAGGTTGCCAACCTCATGTGATTTCTTTTCACACACTTTACAAAGACCCTACGGGGTCTTTTTTTTATGTAAATTTTATGTTAAGTGAAATGTGTAGTCTTCTATACAAAAAATAAGAGTTGTTGTCAGACACATGCATTTTGTTAGAAAATGCACACATTGCGTATAACTAGTAATAGAATTATGCGAGGTGGAAAAATGATTCCAGATGCAACTTATATTATTGTTCCCAGTTATGGAGTGAGATTATGCACAACATTCTTTCTCGCAGTCAACTAGACGAATGGCGTCATTTTGAAAATACACTCGATGAGTGCGAAATTGAAAATCAAAAACTAAATGATTACTACGAATGTCTAATTGAATGCGATATAACAAATCAAACACAATGTAAACGCATTTGCAAGAGGTTACTTATGTAATAGCATATATAATAGTACCGTGTGAAGGAAGTGTTGAGGGGTCATCAGACCCCTCATTTTTATGCCTAAATATTTTTGTGGGTCTGTTAGAAACAACTAAGGTATAAACAAATGTCAAATTGGTATGATGCACAAGTAAGTAATAGAAACTATCTTTCCCCGATTGGATTTTTGTTCATTCTAGAGAAAGCAAGAAAAGTATCATACCTGTGTCAATCTGCATCTATTCCCCCATTTTCAGTTGGTACTATTGATATTCCAACTGGAGGTCTTGTTCGTTTTCCCGTTGATGGAAATGCTGTTTTTAGTGATCTTGAAGTTCAGTTCTTAGTTGATGAAGATCTAACAAATTATATGCAGATTCATAACTGGATGAGAGCACTTGGTACTCCAAGTGATTTTGATGAGCGTCAAGTGTGGAAAGATGTTAGATCCAGAGCAAGAGAAGATAATCCACTATACAGTGATGCAACTTTGCAAGTTTTAAATAACAATAACATTCACAATTTTGATGTTGTTTTTAAAAATTTATTTCCTGCAGAGTTGAGTACATTGCAATTTAATGTTACTATGGCAGAGAATGATTACATGATCGCAACTGTAACATTTAAATATTCGACTTACGAAATTAGAAAACCAAATAGAATCGAAAAAATTACATCCGATGACTAATTGGAAACAATATATGCTTGATCATTGGGTCATTACACCTGAAGAGAGAATACTCTTACAGGATGGACCTAAAAGTTTAGCGCAAGCATGGCACCTACAAGCACTTAAGTATCGTTATGAATCTAGAAAACCTTCAAAATATGTGGAAGACTGATTCCAAACTGGATGATGATCTTCATGATAATGATTCTTTAGCAATCCCTCAACTCCATATGAAATACATGGAGTTT